TCTAATCCAATAGCAAAAGACATGACATAATCATCATGACAACCAGCTGCTGCTTCTGCCTTACCTTGATCGTTTACGATATAATCTTTTAGTTCTTGTATAATATCAGCACTAGGTATATACACATCATCGTTCTCAATAGCGTTTTTAAGGTTCCCGACAATTGTACTCTTAGTTGCTGTAGTTGTTCTAAAACCTAATCTATCGCCCTCCTGGTTAGATATATTAGATATTTTAGTTTGCCTGTATAAGTTCACGTATGACATATCATCTAGCTTCTGTAGTGTTGCTATACCCATTGAGTTAGACTCAACAGCAAGCAAAGCATTATTATAATACCTACCTAGATAAAACAAAAAGTCTCCAAACTTACTAGGATCTATTCTATTGTTTCTGTATGCTGCTACTATATTCCTATTCTCATCTATAACTACAGCAGCAGAATAATCTTTTCCTACGCCTAATGCTACATCAGCACCAATAACATAACCTATATCGTGATTAGGGTAATCATATATTTCTATATCACCTTCACTTGTAGTCTCAAAAAACTTAGAATCAAGGTCAAGTTTCATCTTCTTTAAGTAAGGCACAGCCTCAAGTTCAGCTAGCTTACCGGTATCAAAGACTCCGCTACCACTAACTAAGAACGCTTCTTCAGCAGTTGTCGGATACTCTTGCAAAAACTTTCTTTCACCCGACTCAGCAATCTTAAGACGCCTCCAATATAGCTGATCAAAGTCCAGTCCATGTTTATCCATAAGCTTAGACTCTTCTTCAGTAGGCTCAAAGCTTTCCGGAGCTTCTCTCCTATATTCAGCAGTGATATACCAAGGTAGAAAGATAGGTATGTACTCAGTACCACCTTTCTCATAGTCTCTTTCAGCTTGTTTCCATAACCTGTAAAATTCCCCTTTTGCACCGTTGGCTGTCGACTCCAATATAACTTCAGTGCCCTCAGCTTGAGAAATACCTTGGAATAATCCGGCAAGAATCTTTTCGTCAAAAGTCCAAAAGGCCACTTCACTAAGGTGGGCAATCGTAGGGGTAGTACCTCGACCGGCTTCAGGACTACCCGCAGTATATAATCTATAACCTGCATTATTGTGTTCAAACTTAATCTCCTTTGCGTTTGAAGCCAGCAACTTAGGTCTAAACTCATCTGCCATTCGGTCAAACAAGTTTTTACTCATAGCAAACAAAGCATCAGAAGTAGCACTATCATGAGCCATAACTACTGATCTGGCATTAGGGGTAAAAAAGCTTTTCCAAGCTGTACGTGCAGTACAGAACGTAGATATACCTTGTTGTCTAGCTTTTAGTATTAAAGCTCTAACCCTGCCTTTTTCCTTCAACTGCTGCTCTAATGCTTCATTTACTTTTTGCTGAGCTTCATTAAATATAAATGGCACAAATCCTTTACTAGCATCTTTAGTAATTATTTTGATTTGTTGTTTTGCAAACTGTTCAAAGTCTGTCTGATATTGAGTTAAGAGCTTTCGCTTTGTTGCTTCTTTAACAAGTTCGAGTTTTCTTCTATTGTCCATAATGAACCCCAATAGCTAGCAAGATTATTATAGCTACTGCTCCTAGCACTATCAGGTCTTGTTTGTTTGTTTTCTTGTTCATTATTAATCCTTTTTATCCAATCGCTAACACTCACGCCTACATCATCGCAGGGATCATTGTAGAGAACCATTATGCCTCCTGGTTAAATTTAACCAATTGTTATCTCTAATAGGAGGCACTTCCTTAAGAGAGACTTAGGAAAAAATATTATATATATATATACTACATATATATTTTATACCCCCCTTTCTTCATTATCTATTCTCTTATATTTTATTCGCTTCGCTCATTATTTATTTATTTCAAAAATTATATTCATAATTTTCCCTTAATATATATATATTTTTATACATTTATAATCATATACAAAAATCCCTATACTAATATATATATATTCCTTTTAACATCAACAATAAAATATATTACATCTAATAAATTAATATATACATCAACAATGTCAAATTATACTTTTAATTCTAATAATCCACTTTATAATTCACAACAAATATTAAATCTATATCATTTCTTTAATCATCCACAAAACAATCAACTATTAATTAATAAACAATTCTCTTTAAATTATACTTTAATTAATACTAAAACTAATATTATTCATACTAACTTTCACAAACATATTAATTCTTTTCTTAATATACAACCTACTCCTAATAATCCAAATAATATTAATCAAACTATTAATCAATCTTTACCTTTAAATCAACCTACAAATAATTTAAATTCACCTCCTTCCACACCAGAATCTCCTTTAACTACACCAGATTCTAATACATCTACATTTTAAATTATTTCCTCAAGGGGGCATTATACTAATCCTATAGTGCCTCCTAAATCCTCTTTTTTTATCTTCGACCGTATTGCTAAACTGTAAACAAACCGACGACCGGGGACCGGGGCCGTCTTGGGATGGGCATTGGGTGATCCCTGTGGCCACCGAGGCCTCCATGATGCCACCGCCATAAAATTATATCCATAATTTTCCTTTAATATAACCAACGAAAGGTAACCATAATGTATAAGATGAAAGAAACCCTTGATGGTACGGGTCACGCCATCGCCGAACAGCTTGTTCGAACCCTGATGTTTGATGAGGATAGGGTCCTACGTACCGTAACCCAAATATCCGATATTGTAAATAAAGTGTATAGTCCTCAAACCTCACCCAGTGGTGTAGAGACCTTTGTAACCTACCATTATAAAGAATGGTTAAACCATTTTGTAATGATGCATGGTATGGTTGGTGATAAGGAACGCCAAAGACTAACCTGGGGTCATGAAGAGCATTTTACTGAAGATGACTTCCGTGAGATGTGTCCTGATTATTGGAATGTCTCACGTGCCTATGAGGATATTGAAGAGTACCAAAGGTTCCGTAATGCCAAGTGTGGTGACCTGGATGAATATGGAAATGTATGCCAGTTCCCGGAGCCTGTGTAAAAGACGTTGGTGTGGTCTGTCCTGTCCCCTATTAGAGAGGGGGCAGGGCGGGCTTTAAACACCTATATACCGTATAGAGTATACCGTATAATAAAATTATATACATAATTTTACCTTAATATAAACTATAGAAAGATATTGCCATGTACAAGTTCCTTGATTTAATGTTGTTATTAGTAGACGTCGTAAACGGTGTGCTAGTAGCAGCTTCTTTACTTATCATTGTGTTCTTCTTACCGCCGATCTTAGAAGCCATAGTTCCATTAATTCAAACTATAGTGAGACCGATATGAAACATGAAGAAATATTTGACTACGTACTTGCCGTGTATAATGTAGCCTTAGGTGTAGATGAGATTATAGACATAGTCTCTAATAGCCTTAATGTAGATCATTATGTAACCAACAAGTACACCTTATAGGCGCGATATCCATCGCGCTACCTAAATAACTTTAACCTAAAGGAGAAATATCGTGAGTACATATCCTCGTTCTTTAATCATAAAAGACCTTACAGCTAAGTTTTGTCGTATCTCTGGTACTGACGCACCCGTCAACCCATTCGGTAGTAAACAATGGGAGATGGTAATACAGACCTCTGATCCGGCTAAAGTCCAAGAACTTAGAGATTACGGCCTTAATGTAAAGCAAGACAAAGACGATGCAGCTACGTCTAATGTAAACCTAAAGCGTAAAGGCATTAAAGCTGATGGTAATCCTAACGCACCAGTTAAGATTGTCGATACAAAGTTGCAACCAATGGATGGCAATAACATAGGTAATGGTACCAAAGTTAATGTCAACCTATGGCAGTATGAGTATGAAGCACCTGGTAGAAAAGGTATTGCAACCTCATTGACTGCAGTGCAGGTAGTTGAGCTTAAAGAGTATACACCAACAGCGGGCTTTGAAGCCATTGAGTCTGTTGATGCTGCTGAAGTAAGCAAAGAAGCACCTGTATTCTGATTCAACTCAGGTCTCGCGCCGTAAGGCGCGGGGCTTGACTTATTCTTGGAGTGAACCGATGTCATTATCATTTTATATAGTATTAGCCATAGCCATAGGCGGGCTTATAATTTTAGAAGAAAGGTCGTAATGTTTGTAATAATAACCGTATTAGCATTTGCATTTACCATATGGCTAGGTGCCCGTTTATATTAAGGAGAATCTAATGACAGTAGCAAAAGACTTTATGACGATTGATGAACTAATAGTAAACAGCCCACCGCATTACAAGCAGGGCGATGTTGAGTGTATTGAAGCAATTAAAGCAGCAACAGGAGATGGGTACCAAGGCTACCTGCAAGGTAATATCATGAAGTATATATGGCGTTACCGAGCTAAGGGTCAAGCCATAAATGATCTTAAGAAAGCTGAGTGGTATCTTAAAGAACTTATCATAGATGAGTATGCTCAGCAAGCGAAAGAAACTAAATGATATACGCAACTATAATCATATGTCATCTAGCAGTAAAAGGACCTGAGTGCATACTGTTATCAGACAACCGAGGACCATATACCGCTATAGAGCATTGCATATCTCGTATGAGTCAAATGTATAAAGACGCTCTAAAGGTATTGCCTAAATATAAATTAGTAGAAACCAATTGTATACCAGAAAGAGGAGGTAAGTATGGAGGCAAAAGATTCCCAAGCTCAACAAGTTCCGTATAAAGCTATGACATACCCAGTAGATGAGTTCGGTAGATTAGGTGGCTTGTTTACCCTAGTTGATTTACCTATATCTAAGTATGTAAGATACCAAGACCTTAGTGAAGAAGACCAAAAGAAAATAGATGATTCACCAATGTGGAGGAATAATGCCTAGAAACCTTACCAAATCCTATAAGAAAGAATGCTTTAAGTTCCTTGATAACCTTAGAGCAAGCGGCGAATGCAATATGTTTGGCGCATGTACGTATCTAGTAGACGACTTTAACCTCGATAAGAAAGACGCAGTATCTTGCTTACAAGAATGGATGAATACCAAGCGAGAAGAACAGCTGCAAGAAAACTTTGAATTAGCTAATTAGGAGAATAGCAACATGAAAAAAGCAACAACAGCATTACATAGAGTAACCAAAGAAAGATTTCCAATGAGCGGTTATAAGTTTACTGTAACAAACCGAGAAGATCCTGCAGTTATAGAGCTAAAGAAAAGCGTAAAGCTTATGAACAGCGAGAGGGGTTGGGGAACTAAAATGAGAGTTAGACTGATGGGTAGAGGTCCAAGAACTATGTGGGCCAAGATGGATGGCAGACATCCAAGAGCTTATGACTGCTACCTACCTTTAGATAAAGCTACGCATTATGACGTGTATGTAAACGACTATCACGTGTCACAAAGTGCTTAGTCTTATATTATTTAGTTTAGCAGGTGGTGCAGCATTGGCCTACATCATCTGGTATGTGGCAGATAAATTAGCTAGATACTACGAATAACAACAGAATAATGGAGAAATGTTATGAGTGTAGACAATACAACAACGCAAGAGAACGATAAACATGTGTATAAAAAGCCTGATGGCGGAGAGATCCACTGCTATGGTAGCGTAGAATGGGATAGTAATTTCCACGTATGCTGTGATGATGAGGAGTTCGATGGAGTGGTAGTGGATTGTGATGGCGAAACATATGATACGTGGGATAAAGTCTGTGCCTATCTAATGAAAGAGTACCGTGAAGATTTAGAGGAGATAACAGCGGTATGACAGTAAATCCTACATATAAAGTTCATGAACGTATTATGCAGACTGTAGTAGAGTTAAC